CCACAGATCCCCAATTTTTTTCAATATTTCCTGAACGTTCTATATTATGTTGTTTAACTGATTGCATTTGTGGGTGTTTTTCTTTTTCCCCGGGAGATAATAAATGTGGTGCATTCAGTTCTTCCTCTGTTGAATCAAAATATTCCCCCTTATAATCTGAAACAGATTTTACCATACTATTTTCATCATCAACACGTACCTCGATACTATATTCGTTAAAGTTTAATGTTGTTCCGTATATTAATTGCATCTTCTTATTAATTAAGTTCAAGATATTATCCAATTCTCTTTTATTTTTAGGATATTCCCAGAAACTAATTAATTTTTTCTGATACCATAATCTACCGGCGGATTGATACATTGTTCTCCAAAACCTATCACGTGTTCCTTTGTGTACTAGGAAATCTATTGGTTTTTTTTCTATACCTAATCGATGTAATATTTCATAAAATACGGGAATATTCATATGATTGGCGAAATCATCTTTATCAAACATATATTCGGTATTTGATCCGTATATTTTTTCGGGTTTATCTATAAAGTTTTCTTTAATTTTCAAAAATAGTCCTTGGGGAATTAGATTATAATTGAATCCTATTACCATTTCACCTTCAATAAGTCCAAACGGTATTGTATCTTTATTATCATAATGAGCATTCATACCAAAAATTCTATCAGGGGTTTCATTTAATGATAATTCTTTTGAAGATACATCTTTTTTCAGATCCATAAGTTTTTTAACATACCCGTTTCTTCTAAGTAATTTGAATGTTAAATTTTCGTATGAATATTCTCCACCGTCGTTTAGTCCGCTTTGTCTGAATCTCTTTAGTTTAGTTTTGATGTCTTTGATTTCGTTACCAACGTTTTCACCATTTTCTTTTTCCTCGATGACATTATCAATAAGTTTCATATATTCGTCACCCTTATTGAGAATAATTTGATCATCAATTTTATGGATATCTTTTTGTGGCTCGATTATCCATTTATTATTTAGTATTGAGTAGACACCACTTGATGTGTGTTTTTCGTTTACATCCTGAACGTATATTTCAACATCATAATGTTTAATTTTAATGTTGTGAGCATTGTTCCAAGTGTCTTTTTTTGATTCAAAGAATTGTACTAATAAATCCTTATTATGACCGCTTTCATCAAAATCGATTATAATATGTAAATCAATGTCTGAGTATTCTGACCAATTGTAGTTTGCTAATGACCCGGTTAATACTATGTCATGAATGAAAAAATCGATACCTAAAAACTCCATGAATTGATCGGAGATAGTTAATAACTTATCTCTAATCGGTTCGTTCATTTTATACCCGGTTTCGGTTTTACCAAAAATATCTGATGATAGTTCGTTTTTAGAATAGAATGTTTTTACAATCTTTTTATCTAATTCTTTATCTTCGGACAGTTCGTCAACCAGAGACCTTTTTTTCGTCGATTTTTGGGTCAACTTTTGTGTGTTTGTATTTTCCATTTATATTCGTCGTAAAAAATTTTCCTTGGGATTCAGACATTCTAAACTTTGTGAAAATAACCCATGGTACTTTTTCGTAATCATAAATAGCACCGGTTTTGAAAGTAATTCTTAATGTCTCATCTTCCGTATTGAAAGACGCTGATTTAATGTTTGAAGAGTTAATCTCAACAGTAATCATTTTTCCGTTAATTTGTTCTGATATAATACTCATAATTCTTGTTTTATAACACAAAGATACGTATATATATTGTAAATATAAATATCAAAAAAACCCCGATTGATTGTCGGGGTTATATATATTTCTTATTGTAAATTATCTTGTCAGTTGAAAGTCATCGGTTGGTGGAAGTTCTTCTTCTCCGCCTTCACCTTCTTGACCCGGGTTAGCATCTTTTGCTTCACACATTTTATCAACCAAATCACCAATTGTAACACCCTGACCCATTAATTCTTGAGTGGCAGTGATAAATGCATCATAGTTTACTTCACCTTCATCTTGACCACCACTAACATCTCCGGCATCTGGGCCTGTCATATATTGGTCTTCAGTACCTTGTTCATTACCTAGTTGTTCTTGTTCATCCATACTACCAGTATAATGATGCCCACGTTGTTCCATCACGGTTTTATTGACAATACTTCTAAGTTGTGATTCTGTTAATTTTATAACTCTTTTTTTCATAATTCGTTTATTGTATAAATAGTTTATTTTTCGTGAAAATTCACACTATGTATTTCAAATACAGTTTCGTTTCCGGTTTGAACTTTAGGTTCTTTAGCATTATTTAAAAGTAGATAAGTTGGGGCATCACAAATTGATTCATTTTTGGTTAATACTCCGGTTAGAATTCCATCAATATAAAACTTATAACCTTTGTCTGAATTATCTACGGAAAACGTATATTCTTTATTATAATCAGCTAATCCCATATTAACACCCCATGATGTTGTACAATATACCGATGATGAATATCCATAATGTATTGTTTGTTTGAGATTTCCATCAATAATTTCAATTATATCAATTTCCGGTATAATATTATCAACTGATACAAAAACGTATTCTTTATTTAATACTGGTAAATCTCGATCAACTTCAATTGTACCTTTAACTCTATCGTAATTTTTTACAAATCCCACAATTTTATCGTCAAACCAAACATACCAATTATAATTAATTCTTTTAGATGAAACCATACGTGAACAGGTAATTGTTCTACCGTTAGTTACTCCGACGCCAAGATTTGTCTTTGTTATTGTGTCTGGGTGGGTTTTATGTAATAACCAAATTGCTGGCCAGTTATCACTACCAACAGGTAATTTACATGTTATTGACCAAATTCCATAACCAAAATTTTCCTTATGACCAAGTTCAACCCATCCGATCGCCCATTTTTTTGATAAATCATTTGGATCTTCGTAATGTTTAGTATATAATAGTAACTTATTATTCTCAACCAAAACACATTCTTTTTTCTTAATCATTGTTATGTTATCATTATATTGTTCACCATCATGAACGTCATAACTTGGATTATTAAAATCTTCAGTATAAGAAGCCCAACCGAAGTCGATTTTCTTTACAAATCTTCTGAAATAACGATATCTTATTTTTAGGTAAAAATTATAAAGTGTTTCTATCATAACTTGAGGTTTTAATGAAGATTATTATCTGATAAATATTATACTAAAAAATTAATATTTTAGAATTTTAAAGTTTTTTTTGTGGAATGTTTGTATTTGATAAAAATTTGTTGTATTTTTGTGGTATAATTTAAAACATACAAATATGTCAGTAGATTTTTTCGAAGATGGTTCTAAACCAAGTTCAAAGGCAAAAGTGAATGGGTCAACAACTCCGATCCTTGATAACTTCTCAAGAGATTTGATTAAAATGGCTGAGGAAGGTAAGATCGATCCGGTTGTTGGTAGAGATAAAGAAGTAAAAAGGATCTCCCAGATTTTATCCCGGAAGAAGAAAAACAACGTTATTATCGTTGGTGATGCCGGTGTTGGTAAATCAGCTCTTGTTGAGAAACTAGCATTAATGATACACAAAGGAGATTGTCCGAGTAATCTAATAGATAAAAGGATTGTATCGTTGGATTTAACTGCATTAGTTGCCGGTACAAAGTATCGTGGTCAATTTGAAGAACGTATCAAGGCCATATTGGTTGAGATACAGGACAACCCAAACATTGTTATTTTCATCGATGAATTACATACGATGGTTGGAGCAGGAAATGCAAGTGGTTCAATGGATGCCGCGAACATATTAAAACCGGCACTAGCCCGGGGTGAAATTCAATGTATCGGAGCTACGACTTTCGATGAATTCAAAAAACACATTGAAAAAGATGGAGCATTGGTGAGAAGATTCCAAAAAATCATTTTAAAAGAACCGACCCTGACGGAAACCATTGAAATTTTACACAACCTCAAATTGTCCTATGAAGCGTTCCATAAAGTAACGTATGATAAAGACGTATTGGAAACTATCGTCATGTTAGCTTCAAGGTACATTACCGACCGTCAATTTCCGGACAAGGCTATCGATATTCTCGATGAATTAGGTTCTGAAAAGAAAGTCACCGAAAAAATTCCCGAAGAAATCGAAAAATTGAAGGCTGAAATCGACGCCATTAAGATTAAAAAAATGGAAGTGGTTAAAAGTCAAAAATACGAACTTGCCGCCAAATTAAGGGATGACGAAAAACGGGTTATTACAAAGTTGGACGAAGAAAAAGAAAATTGGGCAAACGGAGCAAATCGTGATGTTAAATTAATCTCCGTTGATGACGTTTATGCCATGGTTACAAGTATGACCGGTGTTCCAATCTCAAAACTCGATGTAATGGAAACCGCGAAATTGATTTCACTTGAAAAAGAAATCGGTAGTAAGGTGATTGGTCAGGAAAACGCTGTATCAGTAATTTCAAAATCAATTAGAAGAAATCGGGTAGGTATCAAAGATGCAAACAAACCGATTGGTTCATTTATCTTTTTGGGGTCTACCGGTGTAGGTAAAACCCATTTGGCCAAAACAATTGCCGAAACATTGTTTGGATCACCCGACAATGTTATAAGATTTGATATGAGTGAATACATGGAGAAATTCAATGTCTCACGTTTAATTGGTTCCCCTCCCGGGTATGTTGGTTACGATGAAGGTGGCGTTTTAACTGAAAAAGTTAAGAACAACCCATTCTGTGTTCTTTTATTCGATGAAATCGAAAAGGCACATAAAGACGTTTACAATCTACTTCTTCAAATATTAGATGAGGGTCAACTTACCGATTCATTCGGTAGAAAGGTAAATTTCACAAATACCTTGATCATTATGACATCTAATGTTGGATCTAAAAAAGTGGCCGATTTTGGACACGGAGTTGGATTCGAAACAAGTAACTCAGGGTTTCAAAATGAAATGGTGAAAAATACCATCATCACCAAGGCACTTAAACAACAATTCAGCCCGGAATTTTTAAACCGTATTGATGATGTTATTGTCTTCAATCCATTAACCGATGAGGTAATGAAAACCATTATCAAATTGGAATTGGATAAATTATCAGTCAGATTATCAGAAAAGAAATATTTCATTACATTTGATTCAACCATCGAAACCCGGGTATTATCATTAAATAGTGAGATGTCGTATGGAGCACGTCCTATAAAAAGAATTATCCAGAACATTTGTGAAGATTTCATGAGTGATGAAATTCTGAAAGGTAATATCAAATTGGATACTCCGGTTACAATTAAATGTGACGATAAAGGTGTGTTGTCCACAACGGTATTAAAAGGAAAGAAAAAATAATGTCTTTTTAAAAAAACGAAGATATTTATATCCTTGTGGGGTTCTCTTTGTCGAAACCCTTTTCGTTTTAAAATAAGTAAGAGACGTTGGAATCTCCGAAAGACCTTCCCCCGGCAAATCCTGTCGGGGGTTTTTTATTATAAATTTCTAAGATTTTTTATTAATGATCGTCTAATTCTTGATTCAGATAATCCTGAATATTCGTCCAAAAATTCTAAATTACTAATTAGATCATCAATACCACTAATATCACCGGTAGATTTTATTTTCATTGCGATATTATACATTTTTTCAATATGTTGTTGTATATCATTTTTTTGAGAAGGATTATCGATTATCGATGCATTTTCCGAATCATCGTCCGGGTCTAATTCCCTTTCTGTATCGTGAATTTTTAATAGTTTTAATTTTTTAGGGTCACGTCCACTTTTTCTAATAGCATCTTCTCTTGATCTAGCACGTTCATCTCGTTTCATTCCTATTTCCTTAGCTATTTTCATCTTAGTTACACTTTCTTCGGGATTTTCTAATCGTTCATCAAGAATATTCAAACATACAGTTTTTAAATCCGACTGAGGATATCCTTTGTATTTTTCGAAAACGGCTGTTTGTGTTTCATTTGGTCTATCCAACCCATTTTTTCCATCCAAATAATCAAAATTTGATGATTGTTGTACAAACGATCCAACACTAGATCCAATTATAACTTCAGCAACTTCATCTTTAGATATTCCTAAATCCTCAATACTAAAACGTGAGTTATACATTGCCAACGTCTGATCATCAAAATTCCAAACTTCTTTATATTGTCCACGTTTTCCACCTTCATTAATAACACTATTAATCACTAATTTCATTTGTGATTCAGTCAATTTCAATATCGTACCCATACCTATTTTATATAATGATAAATATTGTTTGGTTTTAAAAAAAAAATTCCGTATATTTTATGATTATAAACCAATATTATTAAAATGAGCAATTACGATTTATTAAAACAGATTAACCCCAAGAATGGAACTTCGGTATTAGATATTGACATGAACTTCCCTTCATTCCCAGTTTTCTTTGATAATTCAAAACAATTCATTTATAAAAAAATGATTGATGTGTTCAATGAATTACATGATCAAAAGATTAAATCAAAAACATTAGTGGTTAATGCAAGAATTAACGGAATAACTTTCAGTACGGAATTTAATATTAACGTGGAAATACCTTATATGATCACTGAGATAATAATCCCTTTCTTTGAAAGTATTGAGGATTATGAGTTTTGTTATACCGCAATGACCACGTATGAAATGTTAATTAACGATTTGGATTAGGTAAGTTAGGATCAATTTCGGTTGTTTCTGGTTTCTTTAAACTAAACTTATCGATAGTGTCGCCACCCATACCCATTATAGTTATAACCATAACAGCATTTACAATATATTCCGCAGGTTTAAATTCTGTCTGATACACAGCTCCGAGTAACATTATTGAACAAAGAAAAACAGAACCCATTAATGCAATTACAGGTTTAATGGATATATGTCCTCTTTCATCTTGAAATAATTCGCTTAACCAAATATATGGCGTTAATTTTCTATCTCTATTCATATTTTATAATTCTTTAATTATTAACACTTTAATGTAAAATCAATCCTGATAATAAAAATATTATCACTTTTTATATAAATATTCACGAATTTATTTGTTTCTTTAAATATTTATATCTATCTTTGTACTATAATTACAATGAAACAATTTAAAACATACAAAACGATGAAACGATTTACACATACAATGATGTCCTTTACAGCGTGTTCAAAATGGAATACGAAAGAGGAAATTGATGCCTTGTCGGAGTCTCGAGAATTTTTAATTGGAAGTTAAGTAAAGATTTAACAAACAATATAAAAGAAACCTCGGGACGAAAATCTCGGGGTTTTTTGTTTTAATCACATAATGGGGTCGTAGTTCAATTGGCGAGAACACCTGATTTGCACTCAGGAGATTTGCGAGTTCGATGCTCGTCGATTCCACAGAACAATGTTCATTGACATATTGGGAAATAAAATGGGGGTATAGCTCAGTTGGTAGAGCACCGGATTGAAGCTCCGGGTTTACATATAGCACAAGTTCGAATCTTGTTACCCCCACATAGTCGTAAACGATACGATTAAGTAAGATGGCGCTGTTGACAAAATTGGAGTAAGTCACCACCCTTTCAAGGTGGCCATGTGCGGGTTCGAGCCCCGTCGGCGCTACGATAGACACGAATTATACGAGGAGATCGCTACCTCATCAAAACGTAACGGGTATTTGTTTGTGTCTTTTTAAAATGGTGTGTAGGTCAAAGGGCTAAGATGTCTCCCTGTCACGGAGAACGGAGCGGGTTCGACTCCCGTATGCACCGCAATTGTAAATAATACAATTATTAAGTAAGTTGATTCTGTGGCCGAGTTGGAATTAGGCACCACACTTTTAATGTGGGATACCAAAAGTTGTACGTGGGTTCGAGTCCCACCGGGATCACATTTTTTTACTCCCTTCGTGGCAAACTTGGCGTAGGCAACGGACTCTTAATCCGTGGGGATTGGTTCGAATCCAATCGGAGGGACAAAATTTAAATTAACGGAGTGTAACCCTCGAAACTGATACTTTCGCTAAGGGTAATTGGTAAGTGAAAATGTGGGTTCGATGCCCTCCTCTCCGACTTATCCGGTAATATCCGGTAATATTATAGAATTGTAATTGTTGGTTATTTCATACATTATCCCGAATTTTGGGGTTAATGCGTGTTATATCCGGCAACATCCGGTAATTTTTACCTTTACATTATTGAACATTTTTGTTATATTTATTGTTAATCAATTATCGTTCTTTGACATATAGGAGAAAAAAACATGAACGCAATTTTAGCATTTGTTTTAGGGATGCTTTCGGTGGTAGCTATCGTAGTAATCGTAGTTGCCGTTGTAGGGTATTTTAAGGCAAGAAAAACAGAAACCGATCTCAAAAATGAAAGTAATTTAAATGACACTAGTCATTATCAACTTCGTGAACAAATCAATAGAGTTGAAAATGATCTTCATCAACGAATAAATCGTGAATTAGAGGAAATTTATAATAGAATTTCTGATGTAGAAAGAGAAGCCCATTCTGATTTGGATTCTCGATTAAACAAATTTGAAAACAAAATTAAAATCAATAAACCTGAGTTCTCCGATGTATTAACTAAAGAAAGATTAGAAGCATCGAAAAGAATAATGGATAAAATAGACTAAAAAAAACGTCATTAGAACGATAATTGATTTCTTCTAATAACAAACAAAAATTTTTTTTACTGTACGTGTGGCCGAGTGGACATAGGCAATGGTCTCCAAAACCATAAGAGAAATCTTAACGTGGGTTCGAATCCTACCGCGTGCGCTTATAGGTATATCGTTTAAAGAGGACGCGACTCATTTAAGGGTCGAAATGGGGAGTCATAACCTCTATATCTACATTTCTTTTAATTACTATTGACAATTTTTTGAACTTGCATTATATTATATAATTATAATGTAAGTTCAAATGAAATATATAGTTTATAAAATCACCAATTTGATTAACGGGTACATATACGTGGGCGTTCATAAAACCATTAATATAAATGACAATTACATGGGATCGGGTAAATTAATACGACGGTCGATAAAAAAGCACGGAATTGAAAATTTTAAAAAAGAATGTTTACACGTTTTTGATAATCCAGATGACATGTATAATATGGAATCTCAAATAGTAACTAACGATTTTTTATTATCCGATAATGTGTATAATATTGTAAATGGCGGCCACGGTAGTTTTGATTATATTAATCAACATATTTTAACATCAGAAATGAGATCAAAATTCGGAGGTTGGTGTAATACTGAAAAAAGAAGGGAAATTCAAAAATTAATACCTATTGAAAAACGAATAGAAATGGGTAAGTATATGGGTACTAATTTTGGAGGAAGTAATAAATTATCTGATAACGAAATTAAAAATCGTTTAGAAAAAATTAAAGACGTAGATTTAATGAAATATGGATGGGTAAAAAAAGTGTCCAATCTTTTAGAAATAACACATACACAAACCAAAAGATTTATAAAAAAATATTATAATGGATCTTATTATAAGAGAAATTAATGGAGTAGTAACCGAAGCTGAATACGAATCAGTTAACCGTAATTGAAGTTGTAAATGCGGGTTTGAATCCTGTCTACTCTTCCATTTTAAAAATGAGTACGTGCCCGAGTGGTCGAAGGGGTCAGACTGCAAATCTGATAATGTTAACACAACTCGTCAGTTCGAACCTGACCGTGCTCTCAATAAATTAACATGGTGTCGGGAATCCGTGTTGGTCTTCGGAACATGACTGTGAATCATGGCTTTCGGGCGTTCGAATCGCCTTCGACACACTTAAACAAATTGACTATGAAATTGAAAATCGGATTAGGAATAACAATAATTATTTATATCTTTTTGTTAATGGGTATCAATACATATAAATTATTGTTTGGTTATCTTTGTGCAATTGATTTTTCAATTATGTTTTTATTATTTGTTTTTATAATTGTAAAAAATGAAAAATAATGCCGACATTGAGCAATTGGCTGGCTCACCACTCCCATAAGGTGGCTTCCGTATGGAACTTATCAGTTCGAACCTGATTGTCGGTACATATAATTTCTTTTCGTGTTCTGCGTGGGTACAGGTAATAATCGGTTAGTTCGACTCTGACAACAGGTTAAGAAATTATTTTTAAAAAAAACACAAATAGATTTGGTAGTGTCAAAAACTAACCATATCTTTGTAACGGAAATAAAAGATGACAACAATAAATGCAACCCATGATGATCGATCACATTGGGGACACGGAATTGGGGTATTGGGGTTACAACATGTGGAGCGACTCACAAAGTATCCGTAAGGAAACACCAAGGCCGAACCTTTACCTGTCATTAGTTCTTCTGATCGAAGCTGTCAAACGGAATGTGTTGTAATGACCGGCGTTTACTAATTACAGTTAGTTAGATAGTGTAGATGTGATACAACCGGATACCAAAAGGCGAGTCCGGAAATGACACTCTCTGTAAGGACGGAAGAACAATTTCTTTTTAAAAATAATAACGGGGGTTAGCTCAGTTGGTTCAGAGCACCAGTCATGGTTAAGTAAAGATCTTGATCAGTCTTGAAAAATACATGGGGTTAAAAATGATGAAAGTAATGGAGAGTGATGAATTCTTATGTAGCTAGTAAGATGAAACCGTTCAAAGTTAAACTAATCGTGAGTAAACTTATTAACTTACTGGAGGTCGTCAAAGTGGAGAAATCTTGGTTCGAGTCCGGCACCCCTGACTAAATTGAAACAAATGAAACCATTTAATAACAAATTCCAAATACGTTGGAAGGAAAAATTGGGTAACCCCGACCATCCTTATCTTTATAGATGGACTTTAATTATCAACGGTTATACAATTCGATTACACCATTGGATTAAATCAGACGACAGACGTTATTTTCATGACCATGCCTGTGATTTAATGTCAATAGTTATCAAAGGTCATTACTATAATGTTATTCCAAATAACCCCGAAAAACCGGACGTAAACGATTCAACACGAATCCATGTTACACCTTGGAAACCTTGGAGATCTAAAGCGGAAAAAAA